TCAAAGGCTTCTTGTTCTAAGTGTTCTAATTTATTCAAACTTTATCCCTCCCAGCATTAAGTGCAGCATAAGAGCTGTTCTGTTTATGGGATTTGCTTTGTATCTTCCTGTTTTACAAATTTGGCAAAAGATTCTATACGGCTCCATTGTTCTTTGGTGAAATCTTTGCCATCGAGATGAGCTGCCATAGTAATAGGCTTGGAGCTTTCCCATCCCATCAGATAAGCTGGCGATACGCTAAGTGCGTCAGCAATTTCTTCTAATTTGTCTACAGGCATGTTTTTTATATATCCAGTTTCGTATCTTTGAAGCGTAGATTTACTGATGCCAACTTTTTCGGATAAAGTCTGATATGACATATTAAGCTCTTCGCGTCTGGTTTTCATTCGTTTCATTATATCTTGCATTTTTTCACTTATTTCTTTTTCGCTCATATTGCTACCTCCGTATAATGCCATTATAAACTATTTTTTCATATTTGCAACATATATTTAAAAAACGTTAAAGAAATGTTGCATATATGGGTTGACAGCCTTATGGAAAAGGTGTAGTATACAAATATCCCAAATATGCAACGAAAGGAAGTGGAGAAATGTCATTTGATAAATTAAAGGGGAAGATGGCAGAAGCGCATGTTTCACAGGCTAAATTATCAGGATATCTTGGTATTACTGTGCAATCTCTGAATGCAAAGTTAAATGGGAGAACACAATTTACATTGGAAGAGGCTGTTAAGATTACTGAATTTTTAAATCTGAAAGATCCTGTAGATATTTTTTTTGCTCCGAGCGTCCCAAAAATGCAACACAGTAATGAGAGTGGTGAGTAGAAAAAATGAGGTGATGGAAGAGAATGAACATTTGCGAAGCAACAAAGAAAGCACTGGAAGAAAACAAGTGTATAAGAGAGAAACCTTATAAGGTAAAAGTAAAACCTATAAAGGGAGATGTCGGGACAATAATGGGACTGGATGGGAGCCATCCTGTTAAAGGATGGCAGCCAACAGCCAGAGAATTGGTTTCTGAGTCGTGGGAAGTTATGGAATAAATTGAGCCAGAAAATTTACGACATTAAGAAGAGTTTCCTTTTTCTGGTTTTCCATGGTGACGATAGCTTTATCAGTAAGAGAGGAATCATAAATAAAATCACTGGCATGATGATTATCAAGATAACCATTGCGCCCTAATTCGCACATACAATCATCGACATCAGAAACGGACCAATCAGGGAAAAGCAATTTCTGAACAGATTCAGATGAATCAAATTCTTTTGAAGCACTGCGGGAAAGACCGTTAGAACGGCGTAGACAATATTCTTTGTATAGGTGATAAAGAACGGTTTTTGACTCTTTTGTGAGCATAAGGGATCTCCTTTCTCTAGTACTCGGCACGGCAATGCCTGTATTTAAAAGTATAGGAGGAAATCGAATTATTTGCAACAGATGAAAGTAGTGAGTAGAAAAGTGAGGTGAGGAAAGGTGAATATTTGTATTTTACTGGCATTGGTTTACATCATAGGGGGCGTTGGTATTTTGATAATGAAAAAGCTGCAACCAGAAGACAAGATATATCCTGTATGGGTTGCAGCCATATGCGTTATTCTTACATGCTTTGTAGTATGGTACGTATCTTAGGCGCTATTTTATTCAATCCTGAATTTGCTGAGTCCCAGCGCTCTTCATATATTTCTGTATGCAGGGATTCGAGATCAGCTATAAGGTTTTCAGGAAAATATATTAGTGCAAGAGCGTAGATTTTTCCATATTCTTGAATGTTTTCTCTTGTGGGATGAGCTATGCATTTGCCAGTGCAACGTAAATAATCTTCATAAACACCTCGCCGGTAGAAAAAGGATGACTCCTTTTCTTTTTGTTGATATTCAAGATCCTTTAATTTCAATTGATATCGGTTGTTAATAAGAGTGGTTGCTATTGGCGAAATAATAGCACAAACGGCGAGGATAACGCTTATTGAAATTGTTAAGTCGATTTCAGGCATGGAGAAACTCCTTTCATAAAACTCGGCATGGCAGCGCCTGTGTTTAAAAGTATAGGAGAAAACCGAATTATTTGCAACAGATGAAAACAGTGAGTAGAAAAGTGAGGTGAGAGTAGATGAAAGCAAAAAGTATGAAAGCAGAAATTGTAAAAGTAATCAGAACAGACACTGCAGAAGGAAAAGGGACAGAAGAAAGTCCAGTACGCAGCGTGAGAAGATACTGGACTTTAGAAGGAGAACTGATTTCAGAGCAGATATTGATGGGCGAAATAGCTGGGAAGAAAAATTCTAAGGAGTAACTAATTTTAAAGCAGCTTCATATGCCAAATCAGCATCTATAAATGTAATAAAGGCATCGGCAAAGGCTTTTAATTCCTTAAGCGTGTAATCAGGATGCTGTCGTACATAATGGGTTTCATCGTTGCCGAGCCAGGTTGCAGCACGGGCGAGTGTGGTAAGACGATCATCTTTGATGTAATTGGAAATACATGAGCCAAGAGTCGCTTTGAGGATAGCGTCCTTAGAATTTGGAGATTTATGAATGGTATAGTCTTTAACTAAAAACTCAATGGCTTTGCGATAACCAATACCACAAATTTGATCTAATCCCAGTGACTCAGCGAGGGCAGCTTGTTTATAAATAGATACAAAATTTGGGGAAAGCGAAGTAATCGCTTCAGAAAAATTCTGTTCACAGGATTTGACGGGAGAACTTGATGCGTAAATAAAACCATCTCCGTTTTCTTCATCGAATGGGTGTTTGGAAATAAAACATTCATCACAATTTTGACAGTGATTGAAAGTATAAACAATGTCTTCTTCCATATCATCGTGATCAACACATACTGCATAAAGAAGATCTGGAAAAAGAGAAACACCGCAGCAAGGGCAGGAAGAAGATAATTCGACATTTTCATTACGTTTTTGAGAGTCACTTAAATAAGTTGTGTTTATAAGATACTTCATATTGCTTTGTCCTTTCGTTGCTTTTTTGGAAAATTATACCAGACAATAACAGGACAAATCAACAAGTACAACCAGCACCGCATAAACTTCAATAGAAAGTAGGTGGTAAGCATGAAACCCGATATCGAAAAAATCATACAGGTGATGATTTCTTTATTGGAAGAACAGGAAAAAGTGAAAATTACATATACCATTGAGAAAACCGCGTAAGCGGTACCAGTTGGACAAGCAAAGGAGGGATAAGAGATGTTTTACAAGATTGCAAAGACACTCAGCGTAACGGCAAGTATTATCGGAATCTTGATGATGGCTGGTGCGTGTTCGGTGAAAAGTCAGGAGCTGTTTTATTTATATGCAGCACTTGGAATCACAACACTTACTACCGGAGCATTTGCACTGGAATATTTCCGGATACGGGAATGGCAGTACCGGAAAAGGAAAATAAGGGAGGCGAAGGAGCATGCCAGAAGAGAAGCAGCGTAAGAGCATTCGGACAGCCGAGCTTGATAAGATGATCAATAAGCTTCGATCACTGGATCGGGTTGATGGTACATCCGAGTATTACAAGAACAATGCGATCGCATACTTGTCGGATTTGGCAAATCATCTGGATAGGATAGGCGTAAAGACAATAAAAATGCGCCCGGAAGTTGCAGCTTCCAGTGGCGCACATAACAAAAATACCAATTAAATTATAGGAAAGTCGGAGGAGAAAGTCAATGATCAAAGTTGAAAAAGGGATGCGTGAAATCAAGGCAGTGAATGGAGTTCCGGATATAATGACGGATTTGGCATGCATTATCCGAAGCATTAGAACAACAATGGTTGAGAAAAGAGACTATAGCGAGGCTGAAACCAAAGAACTCGTTAAACAGGCGGTAAGGCTTGGCTTTGCAACAGATGAAGAAATCACACAGGAAGCGATGACAGCAATGGGTAAAGTGATGATGCTTCTGAAAAATCTGCCACTTTAGAGGAAGATGTGTACCTAAAGGGGGCGTGATAATGGAAAAGAAACCATTGATTATTCGGTGCTCTGATGGGTGGATCTACGGCTTATTCGGCTATTACGAGGAAGCGGTAGAAGTGGCAGAACAGCATGTAGACGGAACAGAACATACATATATCATTATATGAAAAGCGTGAGGAAAAGATGGAACCTTATAAAATCTATGATTTTGAAGATGAAAAAGCCTGGCTGAAGGGGCGGTTAAACGGAATCGGCGGAAGTGATGCAAGTGCCGTAGTGGGAAAGAACCCGTACAAGACAAACATTGAGCTGTTTGAAGAAAAGACCGGGAGAAGGATTGCACCAGATATTTCAGAGAAGCCTTACGTAATCTATGGGAAAGAGGCGGAGCAGTATATCAGAGAGCTGTTCCGCCTGGATTATCCACAGTATCAGGTCATGCATCATGAATACCGGATCTTGCAGAGCCTGGATTATCCGTTCATGCAGGCTTCTCTGGATGGGGAGCTGGTTGATCAGGATGGTCGGAAAGGGATTCTGGAAATTAAGACCACCAACATTCTGCAGTCTATGCAGTATGAGAAATGGAAGGACCGGATCCCGGATAACTATTATATCCAGGTGCTGCATTATCTGCTGGTAACCGGATATGAGTTTGTTGTCCTCCGGGCGCATTTGCGGAGCAACTGGGGAACAGATGTCCGGACACAGGTAAAGCATTATTTTATTGAAAGAACAGAAGTTCAGGCTGATCTGGATTATCTGCAGGAAGAAGAAATCAAATTTTGGAAGTATGTGGAAAGTGGAAGAAAACCACCACTGATACTTCCGGAGATCTAAAAAAGAAGGAGGAGCGTATGGAATTACGGATTACAAATCCACAGGAAAATTGGCTTACAGAGCAGATCCTGTGGAACAACGAGGAATTAAAGGCTGCGATTGCCGAGAAGGTAAAGGACTATAAGACGATCGCCTACACAGAGGATTCTCTGAAGGATATGAAGGCAGACCGGGCGGATCTGAATAAGCTGAAAAAAGCTTTCGAGGATGAACGGAAGCGCGTCAAGAAGATCTGTATGGAGCCGTATACCAAGTTTGAACAGCAGGTCAAGGAAATCACAGCTCTGATCGATGAACCAATCGGACTGATTGACTCCCAGATTAGAGAGATTGATGAACGTCGCAAGACAGTAAAACGGGAAGAGATTGAGGAGCTGTTTACGTCCATCGGTTTCCAGAGTTTTGTGAAGCTGGACATGATCTGGGATGAAAAGTGGCTGAATGCAACGGTTACGCTGCCAAAGATTGAAGAGCAGATGAAGAGCCGGATGTACCAGATCGGTACAGATGTGGTAACGATCAGCAAGCTTCCGGAGTTTAAGTTTGAAGCAATGGAAGTTTACCGGAAGACACTGGATATGAACCAGGCAATCCAGGAAGGACAGAGGCTTGACGATATCCAGAAGAGAAAGCTGGAAGCAGAACGCATGGAGGCAGAGCGGAAAGCAAGGGAAGCGGAAGAGGCAGCGAAGCAGCAGACTGCAGCTGAACAGAAAGAAGAACCTGCAGCAGAGAAGGAAGCAGCATCCGGATCTGTACCGGAAGCTCCGGCAGAGGAAACAGCTTCAATTCCGGAAGAGGAAGAACCAGTATTCCAGCTTGACTTCCGTGTATGGGGAACCAGTGAACAGCTCATGGCACTCCGTGAATATATGTTAAAGAATCAGATTCGATTCGGAAAGGTGGAATAAGATATGGCAGTACAGAACAGTCTGGCAAGACAGGATCAGTCAATGAAGTTGTCGGTTTACCTGCAGAACGATGCGGTAAAGAAGCAGATCAATCAGGTGGTTGGCGGAAAGAACGGGACAAGATTTATTTCCAGTATCGTAAGTGCGGTGCAGAGCACACCGGCATTACAGGAGTGTACAAGCCCTAGTATTGTAAATGCTGCATTACTTGGAGAGGCGCTGAATCTTTCACCGTCCCCGCAGCTCGGACAGTTTTATATGGTCCCATTCGATAATAAGAAGAAAGGCTGCAAGGAAGCACAGTTCCAGCTTGGCTATAAAGGATATATTCAGCTGGCAATCCGTTCCGGTTACTACAAAAAGCTCAATGTGCTTGCAATCAAGGAAGGAGAGCTTGTCCGGTATGATCCTCTGGATGAGGAAGTTGAGGTCAATCTGATTGATGATGATATCCTCCGGGAGGAAGCTCCAACCATGGGATACTTTGCAATGTTCGAGTATGAGAATGGTTTCCGGAAGACCTTGTACTGGTCAAAGAAGAAAATGCTTGCACACGCTGAGAAGTATTCTTTTGCGTTTTACAAAAACGGTGGAGCAAAATCTCTGGAATTACTGGAACAGGGCAAGATCCCGGAAAAGGATATGTGGAAGTATTCTTCATTCTGGTTTAAGGATTTTGACGGAATGGCACTGAAAACCATGCTCCGGCAGCTGATCAGCAAATGGGGAATCATGAGTATTGATCTCCAGAATGCTATTGACAAGGACATGGCAGTGATCCATGAGGACGGAAAGACGGAATATGTAGATGCAGTGAAAGCGGAAGATGATGGAGTGGTAGCCGATCAGGAGCTGAATGAGGTCCAGGAAGACCAGCCGGCAGAGCCAGGAACACAGCAGCCGGATCCGAAGGGTATTGAGGCATCATTTTTTGGATAGATTTAAGAAAGGGGAAGAAGAATTATGCAGCATATCAATTTAGAAACATTTGCAAACGGAGCATTTACCGCACAGGTAAACCGGGCGATCGAAGAGGTTACAAAGAACATCCAGGATCCGAACACGGATGCCGGCACAGCGAGAAAGATTACGGTAACGATCGCATTTAAACCGAATCAGGAAAGAAACTTCATTGCAACCGGTGTCCAGACGAAGACAACCCTTGCACCGGCACTCGGAGCAGTTACCGCGTTGAGCATGGGAAAAGATCTCCGTACTGGAGAAGTAGAAGCAGTCGAGATTGGCAACCAGATTTCAGGACAGATGTCTGTGCAGGACGTTCCGGGAGTTGTACCAGAAGTAGGAACTACAGTGGTAGATGGAAAAGTAATTGATAAAGCTACTGGAGAAGTTGTGGCGGATTCAGTTCCGGAACACGCAGGCAAAGTAATTGATTTAAGAACAGCAAAACAGGCATAGGAGGAGTAAAACGATGGAAGGATTAAAAGAAGCAATTGAATTTATCACAAATCTGAAAGAAGGCAGCATGGAGCCGAAGGTGCTTGAAATCAACGGTAATACATACTGTAATAAAAATCTGACAAGATATCATTATTTCCCGAAGGCAGATTCCCTGAGTGTCAACACCCTGACATCCATTGTGGACTATATCAAGGGGAAACCGGAAGAACTCCGGGAGACCATGATTCTGCATGTAATCAGTCCGACAGAAGTAAGATTGTATTCCGGACTGGTGGACGAACGCAACAGGGAGGAGCTTATGAGGGCAGATGCCATTGTAAATGAATTCCAGTTTGACCGTTATTATGACCAGGAACGTTTCCTGATCGAGCTGCAGGCAAACTTCATTGAGTCCGATGATCTGACTGTACTGAAGCAGGTTGCCGGAAACATCCAGTCAGGAACAACAGCGAACTACGATGATGATGGTGTTAGCCAGAAAACCACGATCAAGAGCGGGATTGCAAATAAGACGGATGTGATCGTACCGAATCCGGTAAAACTAAGACCATATCGTACATTTGCAGAAATTGAGCAGCCGCAGAGCAGTTATGTATTCCGGATCCAGGACAGTGACCGTGGACCATCCTTCAAGCTTGTAGAAGCAGACGGTGGTTTATGGAAGAATGCAACCATGAAGAAGATAAAAGAGTATCTGGCATATGAACTGGCAGAGGAACTTGAAAAGTACAACATTACGATTATCGCATAGATAATGACATCTCCTTAAAAATAATATATCACACGTAACTTGGTAATAAGAGAGCAAGCCGGCATTATGCAGTATCTGCTGTGTAAGTGCCGGCAGAAAGGGCAAAAGGAAATGGCATCAGTAATGTTTACGGTTCCGGGCAAGCCGCAGGGGAAAGCCAGGGCACGGACGTATTATAATGCATCGACAAAGAAGCACTGTTCCACCACGCCGGAGAACACGGTCCTGTATGAGAACTTCATCAAAGATCGGTATCTGCAGATGGCAAAGGGAGCGTTCCTGGAAAGAGAAAGGCCTGTAACGCTCCGGATTATTGCAAGGTATCTTCCACCAAAGAGCGTATCGAAGAAACGGAAGCTTGATATGCTAGAGGGAAGAGAGCTGCCGCTGAAGAAACCGGATATGGACAATATTGTAAAAGTGGTGGCGGATGCACTGAACGGGGTTGCTTATCATGATGATACGCAGATCGCGCTGGTTCAGGCAAAGAAATGTTATTCGGCAGTAGAAGGGCTGGATGTGACAGTTGAGGAGTATACCGGATAAAAAGGAAGGTGGTAGCGTTGGCAAGACCGAAAAAGAGTGGTCTTTCATACTTTCCTTTGGATACGGATTTCTTTGATAATGACAGCCGGATTAAGATACTGAAGGCAAGGTACAGAGCTGACGGTATCATGATTTATGTTTATTTACTGTGTGAGATCTACAAAAATGGATATTACATACAGGTTGATGATGATTTGGAATATATCATAGCCTCGGAATTAGGGGTGAGTGTAGATAAGGTGAAGCAGGTCCTGAACTTCCTGCTAAAGAAGTCACTGTTTGATAGCAAACTCTTTAGTTCGGACAAGGTCTTGACCTCTGCCGGGATACAGAAGCGGTTTCAGCTTGCCGTAAAGGAAAGAGCAAGGAAGAATCCGATAGAAGTAGGAAGGTACTGGCTTTTAGAAAAGAAAGCCACGGAACCTTTTATTAAATGCACCCTTTTTCAGGAAAATCCCGGAAATGCATGTGGTTATTCCGGGAAAAACCCCGAAGATTCCGAGAATAAGTGCACAAAGAAAAGTAAAGTAAATAAAAAGGATATATATAAGGGCGCTTTCAGCGATTCTTCCCTTGAATCAGCTTTTCAGTTCTATCTCCTTGTCCGATCGCAGAACTGGGGAGAGATCTCTGAAGAACAGGTAAATGCTTTGAGGGAAGATCTATTATCGCTGTCCTCTGATCTGGCTGAACAGAAAGCAATCCTGAATAAGGCTGCAGCTGGTGGATGGAAGAACCTGTATCCAGTTCAGAAGAGAAAGCTGAAAACAAAGAAGCAGCCAGAGAAACAGGGGAAGTTTAAGAACTTTGAAGAGCGTGAGTATGAGGACATGACAGATCTTACAAGGAAGTTGATGCAGTGATGAAAAAGAAGAATGGGAAACAGAATAAACTTTTGCGAGTTGGAAGCAGGAAGAAACGGAAGATTATTAAACGTGGGAAGTAGGAGGAATGATCATGCTGATAGAAAAGAATCTAAAAGAGGCATTTGCAGACTACATAAGAGGTAAATTTGAATATCGAAGATAGTCGAAAATGATCGGAACAGTACGTTGACAATTGAATAGTGGTGGTTGGAATGGTATAATTTCTGTATCAAATGTACGGGAGGAGATATGAAATGCCAATGGTTATAAAACTTGACGAAAGCAAAAGAGCAAAATGCAGAATATCTGAGATGCCAGGAGAGGAAAAGTTTGATTTGGAAATAAACATGCAGTTGAATCAAACAGCGATGAATCAGATAGTTGAAATTAAGCAATTTGGTCCGAGTAAAGAAAATCATATTTTAAATATAGATGCTATTCTGTGCGATAAGGGCGACCTGGAAAAGATAAAAGAAGATTACAGGTATAATTTAGAGATTATTGTAATCGAAGATGTAGATGGTACTAATGTAATAGCTCAAAAGGTTACTCTTAATAATGTGGCTTTTCATAATTTGAAACATTCTGTTTCATATAATGGAACTAAAATAGAGAGTAATAATGTGGAAATCCATGTATACACATTTAGTACCTGTAACATTAAACCAGAAGAAGATTAGAAATATTCATCTACCAACCATCAATATTCGGTGGTTGGTATTTTTTTACGCTTTTTTTAGCGGAGATGAGGTGGAAAAATGAAGAAAATTTTGGATGTTTGTTGCGGAAGTCGTATGTTCTGGTTTGACAAAGAAAATCCAGATACGATATTTGCAGATAACAGAGAAGTCGAAACGACATTATGCGATGGCAGGAAGCTTCTGATAAAGCCAGATATAAAGATGGATTTCAGGAATATGCCGTTTGAGGATAATGTATTTAAGGTCATAGTTTTTGATCCTCCACATTTAAAACAAGCCGGTAGTGAATCGTGGCTTGCAAAGAAATACGGAGTTCTTCCGAAAGACTGGAAAACTTATCTGAAAGCCGGATTTGATGAATGCATGAGGGTATTGGAACCAGATGGAATCCTAATATTCAAGTGGAATGAGGAACAGATAAAACTAAATGATGTGCTGAAAGAGTTTGGAAAGAAGCCGTTGCTTGGTGATCAGAGAGGAAAAACGAGATGGATAGTATTCATGAAATAAATGAAAAGGGGAAGAAAAATGAGTTGGGCAGATAAGCAGCTAAAGAAACATAAGCTCCGAAAGCAGGTAAAAGAGATCATGGATAGTCCGGAGTTTCAAAAGGAACGCCAGAAGGAATTGGATAAACACACAGCAGAGGCAATGAACTGCTTCCTGTTGATCAGTGTAGATTACCTGTACCGGAACTATCATTGCAAGAGAAAGGGAGTTTTGAAATATCTGGAATTTGTTTTACACCAGATGCATTTTGCGCAGAAGGACGAAGAATATTTTCAGCTGATGAATGAGGAGCTGGAGAAAGAAGTCGGTGTGAATGTGCTGGGGACGTTAAAAGGAGAGTAAGAAGATGTTTATAAATCTAACAAAGATGGAGGTTGAAAATACAATCACCGCATTGGAAGATCTCCAGACGTATCTGGAAGAAAACGGGATGGAAGACTGTACCAGATGCAACTTGGAGATCGTGAAAAGTGTAAGAGGAC